ATTGGATTGGTTCTAATAATTTTGCCATCTAAACGAACTGCATCACTACCACCTCTTGCGGTACTTGTTGCTGTAGTCGAAACAACAACTGTGACTGTGTTTTCTGTTATAGCTGTAACAGTATGTGCTTTGTTTATATCGGAAGCTGGTACACCGCCAACTGCTGTAGCACCTGAAATTGTGATTGAATCGCTTACAGCAATATTATGTTCTGCAAAATCTATAACCAATGATGTTGATCCTGATGTGGTTTTTAAAGCATTGGCTAGAACAATATTTTTTTGTGTGACTGCAACTGTAAGTGTATCTGTAGTTCTTGCGGTTATTTTTTGATCTAACTCAAGAATTCTACTTGCTATGCCACCAACAGATGTTGTTTCTAAATTAAAAGAAACTGCTTCTCCAACTTTGGCAAAGTTATCCGCATTGACTGTAATTGAATTAGATCCTGATGTAGTTTGTATCAATACAGGCACAACCAATTCATCATCAACTGTGATTTCACTACCACCAAACTTTCCTGATTTTACAGACGTTACTGTGTTAGGAACTGCAATTGTAAAACCAAAGCCATCAGAATCTAAAGAAACTATGGCATGAGTTCCAGCACCTTCCGAATGATTGATTGCAGAACTTAAAATAAATTCACCATCATCAAAAGTTTTGGATTCAAAACCATTTATCTTAACTTGTTGCCCTACAGAAAAATTAGAAGTGCTTCTATTTGCATAATTAACATGAATTACTACCGAACCTGATTGTAAAGTAAATGATGGATTAGTTGGTCTTATTTCTCTAAAAATGCTTTTTTGTGCTGGTGAAGTATTGTTTATTGGTGAAGTAGAAGAACCTTGTGTTGATACACTAGAACTACCACCACCTGATGCAGTAGCACCTGTAGTCATTCCCCAGTTCAATTCTTTAACCACAACTGAACTGAATCTAAAGCCTGTATCACCAGCAAAGAAACTTTGTTGAGATTCATTATTTGTAAATCTTGTATTGATTCTATCAAAGTCCACAAATAATGAACTTGCTTGTACTGCTATTGTGCTAGTTCCAGCTTCTACATCTTCTTTGATTACAGGATTATTTAATCTGCCATCAAATATTAATAAAGGATCAGAAACCAAAGCATCGTTACTATCTAAAAACGCTTTGTAAATTTGAACTGTTCTATCTAGGTAACCGCCCTCTAAAAATAAATTAATATATGTGGTATCAACTCCTGATAAAGAAATGCTTATGGTTTCAATATTAGCTTCATTGGTTTCAACAATATCGGAAAAAGCTAAAAAACTTCCTGTTGGTGTATAAGTATTTGAATCGTAAGTTACAGGAATATAAGCATCAGATAGAAAATAACTGACATCATCAAAAGATAATTTAACTAGATGAAAAGGTTTGTTTGCAGATTTAACAATCTCTGTTTGAAATGCACCTGTGCTTCCTCTATCCATCTCATTAAAATATTTCTACCAATGACATACTAAAACCATATAAAGCACTTGTATCAGTATTGAATTGAGTTATATCTTCTGTAAAAGAAACAGTAAAAGGTACTGATGCAAAAGTTATGGTTTCATCATTAGCAACTGCATTTAAAAGATTAGGTGCAAAATTTAAGGTAGCATGACTTGTTCCATCTGCATCCATGTCAGCAGTAGCCATATATACTTTTGAATGACCGCTAAACTTAAAGAAATCACCAGCTTTTATAATGCCTGATTCTGAAGCTGTAAGACCATCTATGGTCGCTGAACTTGCACCAACTGACACCGCACCATCAACTACAGGATTTTCAGTTGTATCGCCTTGTGATGTGCTTATAACAGGCGGTACATAAGTAAAAGTTTCAAACTGACCTTGTTGCTTCATAGCAAAAGCGTAGATAGGTGCAAATTCTGTTCTGGTCATTGGTGGAAATTGAACTTCTAACATCCATCTTTGTCCACCTCTTCTTCTAACTTGTCTTTTTAAATTTTGAGTAACAGAAACTAAAGTAGGCTCTATTGATTTAATATTTACGCTACTTGCCGCTGGTGATGTTGGAAAACTGCCACTCATGTTACAAAACCTCTTCTTCCTCTCTTGTTAAATTCACTTTCTATTATGGCAGATATAGTTGGTGCATTTTCTGTAATTGCTTGAAGTGTATCTCTTGAATCAAAGGCTTGAATGTTGTAGGTAATGTTTATTGGCATACCACCTCTGCCACCTTTTCTGTGATCTATGACAGTTTCATTGGGATGTAATATTGCTGGAAAACCACCTCTGCCATCTACACCGCCTGTTCTTGAGCCAAAGCCTGTAAAGCCACCACCTTGAAAGTTTTCAAGAGTAGCTGGTAGTCTGTTCAAAGTTGCTTGTGCTGTTGGTTTTGGTGCAAACAAACTAGCAAAGCCACCTGTTATAGCATTAAACATATTCTCAATAATAAATTTTCTAATAGCTATTCTTAATAATTCTTTTATTACAAAATCTGCAAAATCTTTAAAAGATAATTTACCTTTCATTAAGCCATCAACAATAGTATCTTCAAATTTTTTCATTGATGAAACTATGGTATCGCCAATCATAGTGCCTGTGCTTTTAAAACTTTCGCCAAATGTAGATAATGGTGTTTGTATATCAGCAACCATTTGTCTTAACTTTTGTTCAAAGCCACTTAGCTTATCTTTTGCTGTATCTATTGGATTTTTACCATCAGCATCACCTAAAGTTAAATTTAAACTTTCTCTAAGTTTGTTTAAATTTGTTATTCCAGCTTGTATAGATTTACTAGGAACAATCTCACCAAAAATATTTTCAAATGATTTGCCTGTGCTTTCAGTAAGTTCATGAAATCTTTTTTTGAAATCATCAATATTTCTGCCGAAAATTAAAGCCAAAACATTGAAAGTATGACCTAAACCATCAAAAGCAAGACTTAAAGTTTCTACAGTAGCAACCATCAATCTGAATGTTTTTTGAAACTGCATCCTAAAATCATCTAAAGCCTGTAATGAAGCTATGATTCCATCAACAATGCTTACAGCAATATTTCTGCCTAATTGCATGGCATTTATTTCAGATAAAGTAGTTTCAAAATGATCTGCAATTTTATCCAAAGCTGGTAAAAAAGCTGTTGTGATGGCATCTCTAATAACCCTAAAAGTAAAACCTATTCTTGATAATCTGTCGTTAAATGCTTCTGTTGCAGATATTGTTTTACCATCTAAAATTAAACCTAATTCTTTTTGTTTTTCAACATAAAGTTCAAAGGCTTTACCACCCATCAAAATAGTATTGGTGAGTTCTTGACCAGCACGACCAAATAACAAAGCTAAATCTGCATTTCTAAGAAATATATCTCCACTTTGTTTCATGCCTTCCATCATTTGAAACAAAACTTCATTAAAAGATTTCTCTTCACCTGTAGCGGTCATTAAAGACACGTTATAACGATCAAAAATATCTGTGTAAGTTTTTAATCCCTTGCGACCTTCACCAACCATCTTGGCAAATTTTTGGATTGCTTTGTTTGCAGTTTCAATCGAAGCACCTGACTGAATAGCAGATAATTGAAAAGCTTGGATGACGTCAGTCGTTGCACCTGTCCGCGATGCTATCTTGCCAATAACGTCTATGTAGTCAAAAGATTTTTTAAATAGGACAGTTAATGCACCTGCTACAGCACCAATACCTGCAGTAAGCATACCAAAGGCTTTAAGTGCTTTGCCTACTGCATTTTTAACACCATCCAAACCTCTTTTGACAGTATTGAATACCTTTTGAGTCTTATTGACAGCAGAAATGACAATGTTTAATTTTCCTAAGTTACCCATTTCTTTCCATTCTTTTATTCATTTCGTCTAAATATGCCAACCAATAAACAAACTCCTCTACAGTCATGCTCTTTTGTAACTGTTGAACTGTCATGCCGAGCCTGTCCGCAAGAGCAAACATAGCAAATAGATCAGAATCGGCTTTTACTTTTCCTGTGCTTCTTCAGATGTAACACTACCTAAAATTTCAGATGCAACATTAGACAAAACTTCCACATCAGCTTTTGTCATAAGAGTTTCCTTATCAGCTAATGTGAAAAGTTTGTTGCCATCTGCATCAAGACTTTTGGTAATGATTGCATAAACCATGACTTCTAGATCACCACCATTAGCCATTTTGTAAAGTTTTTTAGACTCTTGTAATGTTAATGGTTTTGTAAAAATTTCTAAAGGTTGATCTTCTGTTCCCCATTCCTTGACTTCAATTTTTTTTATTTCTTGAGAATCAAAGTGAGCAACGACATTATCTATCGCTTTAGTCATAATTAGTAAGTACCAATAGTTAATGCACCTGTTCCTTGAAATGCAATAGACATTTCAACAAGTCCATCATGAGCCGCAGTTCTAGTAATATCAGTTACGATAGCACTACCTGACAATTTGTATGCACCACTTCCTGTTCCTTCAGGTGCTAAATTC